GCGTCCAGCCAGTCGGAGACCCGCCCCTCGATCATCGCCGTACCGGCGGTATTCAGGGACTTGCGGAGCCTCCACTTGGTTGACGCCTGGACCGTGTAGACCTCGAGCGCCCGTGTCTCGACGGTCGTCAACGAGCGGACACGCCGGGGGAGATACAACCTCGACCACCCCGACCCATCGACACTGATGACTTCATCCGTGTCTGGGTTGGGGGGGTCGAAGTCGTCGGCCAGGTCGAGTTCCACCTGCGTCGATACCTGGGTGATGATGAGGTCGATGTAGGCATCGAGCCCATCGGTCTCACTCAGGATCAGATTGGCGCAGTGAGGCTTGACCGTCCGTTCACGGAAGTCGGCTGCTGCGATGTAGGTCACTTCTTCGGGCCAGCCCTCTGTGGTTCAACCTTTTTTGGCTCAACCTTCTTCTTCTCGATCACGCGCCCAGCCTCGTCCTGCTCCACCGGTTCGATATGCGGCACACGCTCCGCTGGGGACTCCAGTGGAGCCCCGGCGGTGGTCGGATCGAAGTCGGGCTCAGGGAGGGTAAAACCCCCAGCCTTCTTGGATTCTGCCATGTGTCCCCCTAGAGAATCGCTGCGCCAACAGTGAGGCCAGTCACCTGGCTGTAGGTCACCGTGAGCGTGCGTGCATAGACGCCTGGGTTAAGTGGATACACCGTGGTCCCCGAGATGAACGCAGGCTGTGCTACCCCATCGATTGTGATTGTTGTGGAGTTGGCACCCACGGTGGCGACGAGTACCGGGGTACCTGGAGATTGCCATCCACCGGCGTTCATGCCGGTCGCCGCGACGGTATCTCCACCACCGTTCGCCGCCGCCATCGTCATCGCGGCACCCTTTGCTGCAACTGTGATCGCTGCCATGTTTCCTCCTTGCTCGGTTCCGGGGAGGGGGGCCGGGTCTTAGCCCTGCGCCCCCCCCGTGTCCAGCGGTCCCCGGAAGTCTTGGTTACGTGATGCGGATACCGGACAGGCCAACCGGGCGCAACAGGTGGGTAGCGAAGTACCCGAAGATGTTGAGCTCGATGTTGGCCGGCCCTTGCTTCTCTTCGAAACGGAACTGGAGGAGCGGACTCTCCCACACCCACAGGTCAGCACGGTTGAGGATGAAGATCTGCGTATCGCCCGCAGCCACCCCCGTCGCACCCCACGCTGGGATGAAGTTGAGGCCGTCCACCTGCCAGCCCTGCCCCACCGCATTGCCCGTACCAACCGAGTTGTATGGGCCGATGTACGGGAACAGAGGCCGCTTCGTGGTGTCAAGTGCCGCAGCCAGGTAGCCCGTTGCAGTCGGACCCATCAATGCGATTGTGGGCTGTGCGAACCGGGCGAACGTGTACGCAGCCAGTGAGACTCGAATCTGCGCGACCAGGGCCTGGTTGTCAGTACCCCTTGCCACGGTCACGGCCTGGGCACCCGAAGGAACGAAGCCGGAGGTGATCGTTCCACCTGCGCCGTTCGCGCCGTTCAGGAGCGTGTAAACCTTGACCTCGGTCTGGCGGTTGTAAGCCTCCCGCATCGCAGCGAGTGCGATCTGGTCAATAGCGGGGTTCGATGCGTCGATGACCTCACGAGACAGCACCAGCCGGCCTGAGACGGCCTGCGGGGTGACTGTCTTGGTACCGAACGCCAGCGAACCGTCCGAGGGGTTCGTACCCTCAACGTGGTCCGCAGAGCCGGTGGTCACCGATGTGAAGGTCGGCACCGTGAACGGCGTGGCGTTGGCGATGGTCCCATTGGATGCCGCCGAGACGAACGGACGCTCCTGCTGGAGCATCGGCACGTAGAGCTCGGGGCGGTACCCCGGTGGGATGACCTGTGAGGCCGTCGTGGTCGTCTGTGGGGCGAAGGACAACATGTTCTGGTTGACCAACGTCGCCACTTCTTCTGTCTGCCTCTTGTACTTGCGGAGACGGTCGATAGCCTCGTCGTCCTTGGCCGTAGCCGCATACCAGGCGTCACGAACCAGAGAATGCCCGGTACCATCGAACCGATAGACGGGCTCCTCTCGGGTGACCGTGTACCTAGCCGCCCTGACCGGACCACGTTGGGGGTCGCCGATGTTCTCGAGGGCCGTCTTCACACCCTCGGAGATCGACTCTCCTACCGACTGCGCCATCTCGGCGTTGAGCTTCTGCTGGGAGTCCACGATCTTGTTGGCGAGTCCCTGAAGCATCCCGTCGAATCGGGCTTCAGGCTCATCCGCCTCCAGGGTGGCCTCCTCCCTCTTCTCTTCTGCCATCTCTACTCCCTTACGGGTCGCCGCCACGCGGTCTACGCGGGCGTCATCGAACGCGGGGAATGCTGTCAGGGCTACCCCTGCGAGCCTCCCGCTCTTGACGAGGCGGATGTCTTCGTCGTTGGGATCGGGTGTCCACCCGTCCTCATCCCCGAAATCGACCTCGATGGAGAACCCGTCGAGCACGCCGTCCTCAGCCAGAGCGAGAGCGCGGTCCCCTTGTTCTCCCCGTGCGATCTTGAAGGTGCCGTATAGGCCCGCCGTACCACTGTCGATACGGGTTGCCACTCCGACCGCTTCATTGTGGTCGTGGCCCAGGTTCAGCTTGATGCGTCGCTCTTGACCCCAATGAAGTGAGTCTCGAGCGAAACGCCATTTGGCATACCCGGACTTTGCGACCGCCCCCCACGGGACGAACATCCCCGTGACGGTACGCTTCTCCACATCCGTTTGAAACGATGCCGCGATATCGGCATCATCGAAGGTGATCTCCTCAACGTTGGGGTGTTCGTCCATCCATAACCCCCTCTGGGATTGTGACCGGCTGTGCAGCCGCTCGCTCTGCCGGTGTGAGTGAGGGCTTGTCCTCGAGTTCGCGGATCTCCTCTTCGGTGTACATCCCAACCGGCTCGCCGATTGCGTATGTCTCCGCCCTGCTCTTGGTGTCTGCCCGCAGGAAGGCATCCAGATTCACCTTGGCTTCATAGCCTCGAGGGAGAACGTCCCGCATTGAGAGCCGTTGCTCGACCGCGGACATGTAGGCTGTCAAGGTGAAGTCCAAGAGGTCTCTACGCCGCTGCTCGCTGTTCTGATAGGTGCGCGAGGTCGTAGAAACCCCCAAGTCCTCAGGGTCGATGCCGGCGGCTCGAGCGATCTCCAACACCGCGTGCTGGCGCTGGTCCGCTAGCTGGATCTGTTCGGCGTTGAACTGAAGCGTTTTCGCCTCAAGGGCTTGGCCCACGTAGGCCCAGACCCGAGAACGTCTTGCAATCTCCCACTTGTCCAACATCTCCTGGACGGCATCGTCGTCTTCTCTGAGCCGTTCCCCATCTCGGGGTGAGAGATAGCCCAGAGGAAGGGGCTCGGTGGCATACATCGAGGCCGTGGTGTCCAGGTTGAGGCATGTCCTAATCGCCCTGCCCGCCACCCTCAACAAAGCTGGGTTGGGGGAGTCGAACCGTATGACTTCCTCATCCCGCACCGGCTTACCGTCGATGAAGACCCGAGATGGCGAAGCGACATTGGCATGACCGTTGATCAGGGGAAGATCTACTCCCGACACCATGACCCGGTCGGTGCTGATGTGCTCTGCGGAGACCGGGTAGCTATGCCAGCCAAACTCTAGAACCCGCCACCAAGACAGGCCCTCGAAGAGCAGATCCTCATACGTTTGGGCGAACGTGACGACGTTGGGCACATTCGGGTCGATCTGTTCGAGCAGGGTCGTCGGGGTGACGACATTGCGTTTCTTGTCCCGGATATGGACGGGCAGGGAGGCCAATGTCCCCGCGATGAGATTCCGGGAACGTAGGACCGCTGGCACCTGGAGCGCCTCGGCCCGTGAAATCCGGGGGGCGAGGATTCCCCCACCCGTCATAGCCTCGGTCATCTCGGGGGGAACAAGCACCTCGAACTGAACGTCAGGCTTGTCGCGCTTGAACCAGGCCATCTACCCGACCCCCGCCGGCAACAGAACGAGCGGGCGGGGTGACCATTGCGAAGCTTGGTCGGCAGCGAGGATGAC